TATAATTATTATTTAGGTGAATATGAAAAAGCATCGAAGATGTTTATAGAAAATCCCATTGCTAATAATCAAAACTTTAATTTATTGTTTTCAGAGGTAGACACTAAAAAGATGTATGCACAAATGTATAAGCAAACTGGTCTAAGGTTTGCTAAATGGTATGCAGACACATTCAGACAAGTCGCCAAAAAAGAACTTACACCATCGGTTATAGAACAAAATATGGAAAGGTTTGCTACAGAAAAAGAAAATTATCTTGCACTTGTAAATGAAGTATCTGCCGTTTCAGGTGTTGCAAAGGCTACACTTAAAAAGGTATTGACTGAATTAATAGCAGATGAAACCTTTATGTCGTTAGGTGAAGAAGCTAGGGTAATAGAGATAATGAAGAGATTAAAGTTTAAAGCTAGATGGATGGCTAGAAGAATAGTAAGAACAGAGACTACTGCCTCTGCTAACTTTGGTATTCAGCTATCTGCGTCAGATATTTATGGTGATGATAACTTAGTTAAAGAATGGATTGCTTCAGATGGATCAAGAACTAGAGATACGCATAGAACTGCAAGTAGTCAATACAGTAATAATCCAATACCTATGAATGAACCATATCTTGTTGGTGGTTCAAAGATGATGTTTCCGTCAGATACATCATTAGGTGCTAGAGCAAAAGAAGTTGTTAATTGTAGGTGTGTATCAATACCATTTATACCTGAATAAACATCAAACAAAAAATTGTATTATTTTTGGAAATAAATTTATAGTTATGGATAAAGTATTATTTAAACAAGGAGAGATAAGTGACATTGATGAGAAGTTAGGAATCGTTAAAGGTTACGGTTCAGTATTTGGTAATGAAGATTCTGATAAGGATATCATAGAGAAAGGTGCATATGCAAGAACTATTAAGAACAATGGTTCTCGTGTTAAGTATTTATATCAGCACGATATAACAAAACCTATTGGTAAGATGAGAGAACTGTTTGAGGATGATAAAGGTTTAGGATTCGTTGCAGAAGTACCTAAGACTACATTTGGTGAAGAGGTCTTAGAACTTATGAGATACAAAGTAATAGATGAAAACTCTGTAGGTATAATGCCAGTAAAGAAAGATTATAACGAAGATGGAGTAAGAATAATTAAAGAGGTGAAGCTATTTGAAATATCGGCAGTTACTCTAGCATCAAATGAAGAAGCAAAAATATTAGAGGTAAAAGGCGAATCTGCAAAGATCGACTATTACACAAAGAGATTTGACAACCTAATCAAGTTAATCCGTAAGGGAAACATTACAGATGATCTTGGTTATTTAGTCGAATATGAATTAGAAGTTTTAAAATCTTTGATTGCTCGTGATAATACACACCAATCAGATAAGGAACTAACTCGTGGTAATGCACACTTAGAGACTAAGAAAGATAATAACACTTCAGATTCAATCTTTAATTATATGTTTAACAATTTAAATTCAAAATAATGGATGAGAATATAAAAAAACAGTTAGACGATGTTTGTAATATTATTGATGAGAAACTGGAGAAATCTGCAAAGTCAATCAAAGATAATGTTAATAACGAAGTCGATACTGTAATCAAAGGCGAGGTTAAGAATCTCGTTGAGAAACACTCAGAAATAGTTGATAGGTTAGACAAGATAGAAGTTGAAAACAAAAAAGACAACTTCTCTAATGTTTACAAAACTAAATCTGAAGTCTTTGGTGATGAGCTAAATAAAAGCGAATCATTCAAAGCAATGAAGGATGGATCAAGAGCAAACGCTTCAATGGAATTGAAAGCTGACGTTCTTATTTCATCTGATTTCGCAGGTGCGAACTCTGCTAGAGACGCATCAGGTGTTACTAAAGTTGAGGGTATCAAAAGAGACCCAAGCAATGTAACTAATATGATGGGAATTATTCCAGTTGGTTCAACTGATTCTAACGTAGTTAGATACGTAAAAGAATCTGCTTATACTAATAACGCTGCTAATATTGCAGAAGGTTCAGCACCAACTGATAGTGAGTTCCAGTTAACGGCAGAAGATGCAGTAGTTCAAAAGACTACAGCAGTTATGACAATATCACAAGAAATGCTAGACGATACTCCTGCACTTTCTTCGTACTTGTCACAAAGACTTCCTGCTAAAATCAACACAGTAATTGATGACCAGTTAATCGGTGGATCAGGTACTTCTCCTAATTTATTAGGATTATTAAACGGTGGTACAAGTTTCGCAGCAGGTGGGTTTGCTAACGCAATCGAATCGGCTCAGGAATTAGACGTGCTTTATGTAGCAATGAATCAGTTAGCATTAGCTAACTATGCTGCTAGTGGTATCGTTCTTAATCCAACGGACTTCCATAAGATCGCATTATTGAAAGATACTACTAATGAATACCTTAGAGGTAATTCACTAGTATCTGCTGATGGGTTCTTTAGAATCAATGGTGTACCAGTTTATATGAATAATAAGATGGGTGCAGGTTCATTTGTTGTAGGTGATTTCTCACAAGGAAGTCAAGTATGGCAAAGAGACGGTGTTAGAGTTGACTTTGGTTATGAGGATAGTGATAACTTCAGTAAGTATTTAGTTTCAGTTAGAGGAATTGCAAGAGTAGCACATTCTATCTACCTACCAAATGCTTTCGTAAAAGGAACATTCTCGGCTGCTAAGACAGCTTTAGAAACTTCATAATTAGTTTAATTATTGAGTTTAGAAAAGGGCAACATATTTGTTGCTCTTTTTTTTTATCTTTGTTTAAATCAAAATTTAGAATTATGAAAATGAAATGTAAAGTTGATATTGTTAGAGAGGGTGTAGAATATGAGAAAGATGACATATTAGATATTCCTGAATCAAACGTAGATAAGTGGATCGCTAAAGGTTGGGGAACACCTATCGAAAAGAAAGAGCAGAAAGTAAAAAAACAAACAAAAGAATTAAAAGTAGATAAAGAAACAAAATGATTAGTGTACAAATAGATTCTACTACTGGAAGTGAAATCGTTGCTTCTTCAGAACTTAAATCATACGCAAGGATAGAAACGTCTGATGATGATACTATCGTTGCAGAGATGATTAAGTCTGCTAGAGAGAAATGTGAAGCATATATAAACAGAGATATTGTAGCTAAAACAAGAACATTGTTTATAAGTGATGTCCACAGATCAGGTGAATACGGTGATTTATATAGACGCAAGATCAAATTAGTTTTGCCATTTGCACCAATAGCATCTGTAACATCTGTGCAACAACAAGATAGTAGTGGTACATTATCAAGTATAGGACATAATGTTTATGGATTTGAAGATAAATATGTTGAGATACCTTCTGACTATATGCGTAATATAAAGATCGTATATACAACAAGTGGTATTTCATTTGATGATATTAAAATGGCAATTAAACAATTAGCAACAACGTATTACGATAACAGAGCAGAATATGTTAAAGGAACTATTGTAGCACAATTACCAACAAACATAAAAAGTATATTATCTAAATATGTTTATTACAATGAGTTATGATAAAGGCAGGAGATTTAAGATACAGATTAACGGTCAAAAGAAATACTAATGCTTCTGATGGATATGGAGGTCTAGTACCTACACAATCAACGATAGGCACGTTTTGGTGTGATCGTGAGTTCTTGAATGGAAGAATGATATTCAGAGACGGTAAACGAATACTTCAAACTGGTATCGAATTAACTCTGAGAAAAAATACTGCTACAACAAACATACAAAGAGGCGATATATTATTCTTAACAAACGATGCTAATAAATATAGGATCAACGAGATGTTTGAACAAGACTTATATACATTTAAAATACTAGCAGATAAACAACAATAATGGCAAAGAAAAAAGCAAGGATGTCGGCAGAAAGTAAAAGACGTTTCAATCGTAAGATGAAAGCGTTAGCTAAGTTTATAAAACCAAATAAAGGATTTTCTAAACTTCTTGCAGGGATGGGGACAGATATAATAAGAAGATCATCAAGGAGAGTTCCAGTCGATACTGGTACGTTGAAACAATCTGTATTCATTGAAGGTAAACCATTTAGTATTGTAGTA